TGCATGATTTGTGGTTGAGCACTACCGACAGAATAAGGATAAGGCATTGGATTTTCTGAAAAAATCTCGGCTAACATGCGAAACTCTTGCTTTTGTGCATAATGTAAACGCTTATGTATACTAGAAATAATCTTAGATCCTTGTTCTATCAAGGCAACTGTAGTTCCAACGGGTGCTTGTGAATTAACATCACTAATTTTTGCATCTGCAACTTGTGCGAATCGTCTACCAGAATCAACAACTACACCTAAAAGGTTAGCTAGTGTGGCTGATGGTTCTTTATAAGGGAGAGGAATAATAGAATTTTTCAGATCACCACCTGGAACATCTATATCTCTAAACTCACCTGGATTTAAAGGTTCATCGTCATTACGAATACGAACACCTCGTGCCTTAAAACCTGCTGGTAAATTTGATAATGTACCAGCATCGATGAGCTGTCTGAGAATGGAGGTTGCTGCACGAGACAACCCACCGATTGTGTGTAACAAGCCAAAGCCGTAAAAGCCAAAACCTGGTAAAAACTTAAAATGCACGAAGTATTGTCTTTTTCGTTTTAATGGATCTTGTTCTCTAAAGTTTCTAACCACCGATAACACTTGATTTGAATTTTGATCGATGGTGACAATATAAGGTAACATAATACCCGAAGGCTCCCCTTGACCATCCATATCTTCAAAGCCTTCCAAATCCAAGTCAACATGGACTTCAAGTAAGGTGTAGCTATCGTCTGAATAGTTAGGGTGTAATCCTTGAAGTTCATCTGTCTTCTCTTGAATTGCTCCTTCGCCTTCTCCACTATCGGTTGAAGATAACTCAACATCTCTATAAACTCCGGCAACTTGTAATTTACGAATATCATTGTAACTCATTCGCACCATATGTGTTACTCGTTCTGCCGTTCTAATATCAGAAGCAGAATACGGAACAATCATATCTTCGGCAGGTACAAATTTAGATACGGCTCTCTGTTTTGTAGGATCAAAGTAAACTTTTTTAAAGGTAGAGCCAGTAAGGGGTAAATAAAATAACATTTGATCTGTGTCTTGGTCATACTCTTCCATGACTTCAGTCACTTGATAATTCATAAAGTCTTTTACTCTTTGTGCTTGTTCTTCTGTTTCTTTTGTCGGAGAACCCAATATCTGTGCTTTTACAGGTCCACCACTAGGTAACATTTCTTTATACGCTTGTGATTGAAACTGTGTTGTTGCTTCGGATAGTAATGGATGTGTAACACCACTTGCACCCAAGAACGGATCACTTCTGTCTTCATAATTTATACCAAGAAGTCCTAACCCTTTAGCAATCGCTTCTTCCCAATCTGCTCTTGACTCTATATCTTCTTTTACTTTAGCTTGTAGTTCAGATGCAACGGAAGCTAACGCACCATCTTCCATTACTTCTGCAAGATTAGCTTCATGATTGTACGGCTCTGCCATAACTTCCATCTGTTCACCAGTATCTAATTCAATACCTTCTGGTAACACTGGTGCTGTATCATCTAACTGAATTTGCAAACTATCTTCTTCTGCCGTGAATCCCGGTCCACCCGCACCTATTTCTTTTTCAACCATAGGAGCTATTTGTCGTTCTTCTGCCATTATGCTACCTTTCTAAATTTATTAAATATACCACCTTTTTTGAATCTTGGTATCTTTAAATTAGAATCTATCTTTGTTAAATCTATAACTCTAAAATGATCTGCATCATTTACAAAATCTGGACTATTACGATCATATGAACCTGAACCCATTCTTAGTATTCGTGAGGATGTTGGTGAAACCTTAGAGGATGAGCTATATACATTCGGTGTAGTGAAATATGCACTGCCGTAATGTTTCTTCAAAATACCACCTAACTCATCATCTCCCGCGGCAAACTTATACTTTGCAGGCTTGCCAGAACCACGAGCTGCGGCATAATCAGCTAACTTTGGAAAAATAACATATCGTTTTCCTTCTTTTTTAGCATCACTTATTGATTTATGAACCATTAGATCCAAGCCTTGTTGTGAATTTTGTATTGGTGGATTTTTTTGAAACTGAAAACTTTGATTTGAATCAGCATGTAACATTGCTTCTTTCAATGAATTTTTCATACTGTCTGGAACTTTATCACCTAATTCATTAATTAACTTTTGTATCGCACCTCTTTGTAAAAATGGTCGTAAAGCAATTTTATTTTGACTCAACTTAGCTTGTCCTTTTCTAAGTCTATTGGCTAGTATAGCTCTTTCTCCATCTAAACTTTTAAGTTTGTCTTGATGAGCCATACTATCTATAATTGCATTACTATACTTCCCAAAAACATTTGCATGTGTATTAAGAATAAGATCTCTCTTTATTTGATTTCTTAATGTTTCTGGAGTTGCTGTAAAAGGTTTAATATTTAATTTTCCTTTTGATGGTGAAACAAATTTAGATAATAAGTTTTGAGAAGAAGGAGGCGTGTATTCAAAATCGGCTACATTTGTTGAGCCAAATCCTTCTGTTGTTTTTCTGTATCCTGCTTGACTTGTTGATATTGGTATTCTTTTTGTCGTGTTTATATATTTATCAACTGTTTCGTTTACTACTTTTTCAATAACTTTAGAACCTTTACCAGACGATCCATATGCTACTTCAAAGTCTGCTTGAAAATCTTGATATATTTTTAGATAATCACCTGATTTATCGTTATAAGATCCAGGTTTATCCTTTGCTACCTTAAGTCTTTGAGCCAATTCTTTTATATTATCTTCACCTGCTATTCTTCTAAGCTCATTACTATTAACCAAGTTTTTTACTACTTGAGCATTTATATACTTTTTTTCTAAAGCCAGACCATGATTTCTATAAGCGTCTTTAAAAAATTTTGAAATATTTTGAGGAGTTTTAAAATAATTCGGATTATCTAAAACTTTCATTTGAACATATTTTTCATAAGTTATATTATTTAATATTGGTGCTAGTCTTCCTTTATCTTTACCTAATCTAGTACCAATACCATCTGCTAAAAAAGCAGAATTAAACTGTTCAACGTCTATTTTTCCATCATTGACTAATTTTTCTACCGTTCTGTAATGATCTAAAACCATGTTACTATCTTGGATTGAATCATCACCAGACTTTAAAAATACATTTAGAGGATTGTCTTGAAGTGTGTCGCCACCAAACTTAAATCTCTCGTTTATCTTATCCATTGCTTGTTTTTGAAACGCTTGAACTTGATTTCCAGTTAAACTTGATTTGAAGCCAATGCCTGTTTTTAATAGTGCAGTTTGCACATCATCGTCTTTAACTCCACTAGACATAAATTTTTTAATTAAATAAGGTACATTATTTTGCATTAAATCAACTGCTTCAACATCATCTCTTATTGCATAACTAGGATTAAATGTACTATCACCAACCAAAAAAAGTTCTTGATTAGCACCAGGGTTAGCCACATCTTCATCAAAAAAATTATCTATCGCTGTCTTATTGTATTGTTGTGATTCACTTAATGACCTAAATTTCTCTAGATCATTATCAACTTGAAATACTTGTTTTTTCAAAGGATCTATAGACTTATCTAGTGTTCCTATATTAACCATAATACGGTCAATTTCATTGTTTATTTCTTTTCCTTCATCTTGAAGTTTTACTTTTGTCTCACTAAAAGTTGAAATACCAAGTTTCTGTTCTTTGTCTATCTTAAGAACTTGATTAACATCCATTAACTTTGAGTTTAAAACAATGTCATTTTTTCTATCTAATATTTTATTTAAATTAGTTATGTTGTTTTTTCTTTTGGTTTTTTCTGAAACAAAATAATTCTCAAACTGTTTAAGTTCAGCTTGAGTTATTGTACCATTTTGAGCATCAATGTTTTTTTGTGCCATTTCGTTATCAAGAACGTCTATAATATCTTTTTGTTTTTGTATGTTTCTTTGAACATCCGCCGTTTTCACTGGTGAGTCTTGAACCATCTTTCTTGATTTAGTCATGCCTTGATTGTTTTGAAACTCATTGAAAAATCTAGCGTCTTCTAATTCTGGTGCATTGGGGCCTATCTCAAAACCCATAAAACCATCAACTGATCTAGTGTGAGCAAAATAACCACCATCAACGGCATTACCAAATCCGTGTTCACTATATGACTGTGTTAGTTTTTTTAAACTATCTGTATCACCAGTTGATTTAAAAAAGTCTTCTAATTTTTTTAACTCTTGTTTGACAGCTTGTGTCTCACCAAGTTTGTCGATACTTGATCCAACAATCTCATTACCTCTAGCACCTGTTCCAAAGATTGTATGAACAACATCATAAACAGCATCACCTCCAGGATCTATTCTTTGTTGGTTTAGATTACCCATACCCCTTATAGTTTTATTTTTTCTATCTGCAAGTTCATCCCCACGAGCTTGTAAAGCAGCTATCTCTTCCGTTGTCATATTAGGCGTTGCCATTTTGTTCATTATATCTTGAGATTCTGCTTCAATAGCCTGTAAGTCAGATTCTCTATAAACCCTAGACTCTATCTCTGGTGTAAACTGTGATGCAATATTATATAGCTTTTCTTTACCGCCATCTGCTTCAAATTTCTCTTTTGGGTTTAGCTCTAAGTAACGTATTAAACCAGTTTCTTCTGCTTCTTTATATAATCTATTGCTAGTACCATCTTTTAATGTCTTAAATTTTTCTAAAATCTGTGCGCCTGTCATAGGAAACTCTATGCCCTCAACACGAGTAGTTACCCCGTCTTGATACATTATGTTACCAAACTCGTCTTTCTTTGGTCTTTGTCCCTTTTTACCTTTTTTAGTGGTAAAATTCTCTAATATAGGCATCCTTGTTTGTCTTAATTGCTGAAGCTCACCTTGACCCGTGCCAATATTCTCTATTTCTTGAAGTAAGTTAGAAAAGAAAACTCCGTCTTTACTTAGTTGTGCTGAGGTACTTATATCTTTTTTCAAATAATCATCTTCAAAAACTTGTACTCTTTCTGGCTCTCGTGGTGCAGCAGGTACATTATCGGTGGTCATCATCAACGTCTCAGCAGTTGTCGGTGGTGGTAATTTACTTGCACCAGCTCCCGCCATAGCAAATTGTGGACCTCCAAAGCCACCACCAGAAGGTGGTCTGTTTTTTAATTTAGCTGCTAATCTTGCCGAGGCTATTGCTTTAGTTAACAATGCTCCGGGAGCGAACATTCGGCCTGCACTCTCTATTCCCCCTTTGGTATCTTGTCCGAAATTTTCAAACGAAAATTCTGGAAAATCTTCGCCCATAAATTTCTTAGCAAGAGCTTCAGAACCAAAACGATTTATTAAACTTTCTATACCTTTAGGCGTACTACCATACCGCATGTCAAAATAAAGACCTGTTAGGTCGGCGGGCAAACCAAGTATGTCTGCTGTTTCTCCAACCAGTAACCCCTTACCAAATCTTTGAAAATCCTCTAATGTTTTTCCTAATCCTTGCGGTCTTGGACCACCTGGAAAATATGGTTCTGCCATTATGTAATCCTAGTCTTTTTGTTCTTCTCTGGTAACATGATCTTTGAAAAACGATTGGTTACTGTATAACCACCCATCTTCTTCTTAAATAAATCTAGTTGCTTTGGCTTAAATATCTTCTTTACTTTAGCAGGGCCCCTGGTCGGTGGTACAATCTTCCCGAAGTTTTTGCCAGGAACGGGTTGTCCTCGTCCAGCTAACTCTCGATACGTTCTAATTCTATCTGATTCGTCTGACATTAATAGACTCCCTTGAATGTTCCACCACGGTTTTTCATAACACCGCCCATATTACGATGCTTTGCCTTTAACTTTCCGTCTTTATTGTATTTACCTAATTGTTCTAATTCTAATTTTTTTATTGCTTTCTTTGCGTCTGCTTTTTCTTTTCTTGTTGTGGCGTTGTTTAATCGATTGAACGCCATCATTCTTCTTCCTCTATCACCTATAATCATTAGTAAACTCCCTTGAAAGTTCCACCACGATTTTTCATAACACCGCCCATGTTCATCTTCCTATACTTATTTGCCAATCTCAAATTTTCTTTTTCTCTAATTAACATAGGATCTTGGATCTCAACTATAGGGCCCTTGGTTCCCGCACCAACGGCTTTGGCTTTTATATTCGCTAANTTAGACTTTTGTACGTTTAACTTACGTTGGTTTTCCCTAATCTTTGCCAGTTCTTTCTGTCTTGCCTTCTGTTCTTTTTCTTTTTTCTTCTCTAATCTGGCTTTTTCTTTCTCTGCTTTTTGGTCTTTTCTAAACTTTTCTGTAACTGCGGCAAAGTTATAGGGATCGTGCATCACCTTTTCTTTTTGCTTCATCCCTTTTTTGCCAGCCATTAGAAAGTACCTTTAAAAGTCCCGCCTCTGTTTTTCATGACACCACCCATGTTCATCTTCTTACCAATAAAGTGTGGCGATCTTAAATCTCTACCAGCAGTTGCAGAAACGCCTGTTGCTCTACCTAAACGAACACCGTTTGGACCTACCTTTTTACCTGCTTTTCTAATAGCATCCTCTTGTGCTTGATTTTTTTTAATTCTTTCTATTCTTTGTAAATCTGTTTCTCTCTCTTTTTTTACCGATAAAGGTGCATTTTTTTTCATACTAAGATTACCAAGACCAGGTGTTTTTTCTTTTATCGTTCCTGCTCTTATTTCTCTTATTTCTTTTTCTTTTTTATCTGCTTCTGATTTTTTCATAGGAGGACCAGGTCTTTTTCTTTCCTCTTTTTCCATTAAGTCTTGAATACGGCTTATTTCTATTTCTCTTTTCTTTGCCAAAAACTTTTTCTGACCTGTTGTCAAAGTTTTCTTTGGCTTGTTTTTAGCTTTCTGTTGTGCTTTTTTTACAGCAATATATTCTGATTTTATTTTTTGTCTATCTGCCATTAGTAATACTCCCGTTTCGTTTTTGGATACCAATCCTCTCCTTGATCTTCTCCATCTAAAGTGACAAAGCCACCTTGTCTAAATCTCATGATCGCCATCGTCATACTATCACAATAGTCATCATGGTCGCCATTTGGAAAAGATGCAACTTCTTCTATAACATCTTCAGCAAACTTCTCTCCACTAGGATACCA